TGATACGAGACATGTGATTGATAAGAAGGACAAGTTAGTCCACCAAGAAGCCTACTCAGATGTAGTGTGCCAAGTTCGGAAGAGCATCAGATTTGGGTTGAATAGTAGAACGAAAGAACGACTTTGGTCGACTTGGTTTGGATATCAAGCATTTTTTGAAGTGTTTGGTTGGGATTGTGGGTTCGTAAAGAGGACTGACGGTTCAGACCTGGTTGAGGTTGTGGAGGTTGAGAGGTTTAAAGTGTTGGCGAATGATATGGCTATTTCTAGTCAGTTTATCAATCCTGTCAAGGATTTGATGAGCTATTCCACTATAAGGCAGGTTAACAAGTTAGGGGACAATCCGGAGATTACCTCCGGTACAATGCGTGTGTTAAAGCAATACGCCATGTATTTGGTGTCCACTACCGAAAGATCTGTTGTACGAGTGAATAGTTTGGTCCAACATAATGTCGCAGGGAGAGAAGCGGTCGTGCCTAATCGTGCGAACGTAGTCTATAATCAGGAAGCAGGTGAGATTCATGGTGGTGCAGCCTTTAAGCGGGATGTTGATCATGATCCTTACTACGGGCTGAGGACCAATCATGTGAAAGGCGCCTATCGCCTTGAGCCAAGCACGCTCAAGCCGGTTGCCGTTGCACCGATTGGTACTCTTTACAGAGCCGGGATGGAACCCGTGACTGCTGGAGCCTATTGTTTGTCTGATTCGGAGGGTTGTTTGGCTGCTTTTATGACTAGGGCGATGTCGAAGAGCAATGAGCACGTTCCGGAGGCTGTCAAAGAGTACCAGCGGCTCGGTAAGGAGTTAATAGATGATTTGTTAGATAATTCAGTTCTAGACGTGATTCCCAACACTGGGAACAAAACTGAACGTAACATATCAGCGTTTGTGGCTGCTTATACCGGGAAAAGACCCACCTACTGGATTGAGGCTAGAGTTAAAGACTATAAGCTTTTTGAGTCAGGGAGGATGAAACCGAAACAGTTGAGGAAGTTCGAGGAGCATGGGTTCTTTGTAAAGTTTGAGTCTAATATCAAGGTGTTGGATGATGGGAGTGTGAAGGGGAGACCGAGAGGCATTATGACCATGAGTGGCAGGATGTTGATAGAGTTGGCCCCATGCATTAATGTCCTTCACCAGTTGTATGGTACTAAGATGAAAGATTTTCAAATTAAGAACATGTCCGAAGAGGAAAAAGTACAGGTTATCATGAACCACAGTCGTAATGGTTGTATGGTTACTGATGCAAGTGCTTTTGAATCGAGCGTCTTTGATAAGATCAGAGACGTAGAGGATTACTGTATGAAGAAATTGTGTGAAAGAGTTGGCGCGCCGGACCTGTATGATGATTACAGGAGATATGTGATGGGGTACAGAGTACTTCGCACTAAATGGGGCGTGTTTGCGTGTTGCACAAGAGATTCAGGTGATTTTTGGACCTCTGCCTTTAATGGCATTGTTATGTTGACTTTAGTATACTATGAGTGTAAGAAGAGTGGTAGACCTTTCACAGCGCTAGTGGAAGGAGATGATGGATTGGCCCCACTAGGGTCTATGAGTAGTAGTTCAGTGAAAGAGTTAGGATTTTCCTTCAGCTCTGAACTATATGGTACTCGGCCTGGTGATGTGGATTTCCTCAAAGCTCGTTGGGCTGGAGGAAACAAGTATTTGATGATAGGCAGAAGTATCAGTCAGATGTTATGGATTAAGAAAGCAGCACATTTAACTAGAGGTAAGCAATTATTTCTCTTGAGAATGGCAGCTTTGAGTTGTTATCACAATTCTCCAGGACATCCTGTTATTTCAGCATTGATTTCACGCATTTTGCGAGAGACCCGTCACGTTAAGGAATTTAAAGGTTATTTGAGATATGTGGACACATGGAAAGGTAGTCGCATAAATACCAAGATCCCTGACGTTATTCAAGTTAAGGAGGAGATGAGAGCGCTCATCGCGGGGGGAGCTGTGGGGTTCCCGCCGATGCCAATTTCAACCCAATTAGAATTAGAGCGTATGTTCACCCATGACGACTTGTTCTACGTAGCCCGTGTTTTTGATTCGGATGAGGAGGTGTATGCCAAAGCTTGCATTGTGAACGGCAAGCTGAACACCACATCAACAGACTTCTATTGTGCGATAGAGGAGTCTGGAATCTATATTGAGGGGTCAGTTAGCCGCGACCACGCCCCATCCAAGTCGGGGTTCCTCAGTAGCCTGGCCAAAGTGGGTTAAGCCCCACCGCAC